TATCTGTTTGTTTACCTTCTGCTCTAAAATCAAAATCTAAATTTCTTTTAAAATCTTGCATTTGTAAATTATTCAAATCTACAGGAGGTAGATTACTAAAATCTAAAGGTGGAATATTTTGCAAGTTAGGACTTACAAAATTAGCTGTATCTACAGGAGGTAAATTACTAAAATCTAAAGGTGGAATATTTTTCAAGTTAGGATTTACAAAATTATTTATATCTACAGGAGGTATATTACTAAAATCTGGGGGCATATTTTTCAAGTTAGGATTTACAAAATTAGCTGTATCTATACTTTCTTCTAGAGTTGCTGGTATAGGAGGTAAATTACTAAAATCTGGGGGCATATTTTGCAAGTTAGGACTTACATAATTATTTATATCTACGCTTTCTTCTGGAGTTGCTGGTTGTGCTATAGCTTTAGGAGTTGGTTCACCAGGAACTAAATTACCTATATTACCCATACCACCACCCATACCTGGATCACTAGGTATTGGCTCTACTGAATCTTCTAATTGAGTAGGAGGTCCTGCTATAGGCATTGTTGGGAAAGGACTTGGTTGATTTAATACAGGAGGAGGCATTTGTTCAAACTGTACTGGTGCATATGGATCAACCATTTGTGGAACTATATCTTGTGCTTGATCTCCATAGAAATTTTGATAACCAGTAGTTTGTGTAGGATCAAATCTTCTAGGCATAAGAGAGGGTGCTTGTCCTGCTGATGTATCTAAAACTGGTGCTTCACCACTAGTTATGTCTGTAGCACTAGGATTTAAATTAGTAAAATATGTAGCTTCACCTTGAAATCCTGGCATAAAATATGGGTCTATAGGTGCTGCTTCTCTTTTTTGTACATATCCTGTGCCTGTATAGCTACCTATATTATAAGAATTATAAGGATTATAAGGATTATAAGTTCCATCATAAATATTTGTTTTATTTGCAACTTGATTATATTCTTCTTCACCTATACTAGTATCACCACCTTCTTGCATTTTAGTAACGCCACCTGTAGCTATAGGTATCATTTCTGGATTTTCAGCTATTATCCTTTGTCTTTCTTCTTCTTGCTCTCTAGCATTTCTTGCAAGCATATTTTCAAATGCTTCTTGTGATTCCATAATAGATGTACCACCCATACCTATTGATGCTGGTATATAAGCTCCTGGTTTTGTTAAACCAGTTAATACATTTTTGCCACCTTCTAGACTAAATCCACCTGCATCTGTAAATGCTTGTCCTAGTGTAGGATCAGCAGCTAAATATTGTTGAGAACCCTCAACAAATCCTGGTGCACCAGCAGTTCCAAAACCTGTTTGTGTAGCTTGTGCAATAGTTGGTTGTCCAGCAGCTAATGCTTGTGTTGTAGCAGTATTTACTGCTTTTTGTCCTGCTGTATTAAGACCAACGCCTGCTGCACCTTCTATTGGTGGTCCAGCTATAGCAGGATTAATCATGGTTGGGTCTAACATAGCTGCATCAGTTGCTGCTTTTGTTGCTGCGTCTGTAATTGCACCTTCTGCTGCTGCTCCTGCTTCTACACCTTGGGCTGCTGCTCCTGCACCTTGTAATGCAGAACCAATACCATATCCTGTTAAACCAGCTAATAAACCTTTTTTAAGATCGCCTGTTACAGCATATTGTGCAAGACCAGAACCTATAGCAGATGCAAGTAAAGTTTTACCAGCTAATAATCCACCTGTTCCTGCTAATAATGTACTACCTGCTAAAGAACCTAATACTGGTGCAAGAAAAGGTAAGAAGGCTTCTGGCTGTCCTGTTTGTGGATTAATTGTTATAGGCACAGCTTGTGCCAAGCCTTTTACTTCTGCTGGATTAACGTGCAAAAGCATAGAGTCTCCATAACGACCTTGTGATGCTACGTTTTTAGTTTGTTGCTTTATATCCATTCTTTATCTTTCCTCTAAGGTTTCACACCCAAATGCTGAAAAACTAAAATCGCTTGAGCTTGAGTATATTTTTAATTCGTCTGTTTGTCCTAATGTTATACCTATTACTATTGTATCAGTGGTATTAGCATTTATTGCTTTATCATAAAACAAATATTCTTTATCTCCAGTTGTTGCACCTGCTACAGACACATTGATTCTATATGTACCAGCAGTTCCTGCACGATTGCAAACTACTATGGAACTTATAGTTGTCTGTGTTTTATCAGGAACTGTATATAAAACTGTTTCAGTAGTAGCTGCTGGGTCTGATTGTCCTAATACTTTTAATATATCAGACACTGCCTTTGCTCCCCATTAATAAAAATTGATGTCTACGCAATGATCTGCTAACAACTGATTGTTGCATTGTTTTAAGATTGCCTATTTCAGAGTTTAAATCTTGTATTGCTTGTTCAATAGTTCTACGAGTAACTCTTTCGTTTTCTTGATTATATTCTATATCAGGAGTAAGTAAGGGTATTGATGTTTTTTCTGCCATTATCTTTTACCATCCTGTCTTAACTCTAATCTAAGATCACCCAGTCTCCAACTATAATCATTAGCTGTGCTTTCTACTCTTATAGCACTTTGTCTAGTTCTAGCTCTCATGTTGCTAAATGTAGAATTAGGATTTACAGATACTGTTTGTAAGGTAGATAAACTTTCTAATGGATAGTTTCTACCTTTTAAAACAACATCTACTGTATCTCCACTATCAGTCGTATTTTGAAATTTAATATCTGGCAATAATTTAGATACAAACATAAATCTTTCACCATCAGGGTCTAAATCAAAATCTGATGATTCTATATATGCTGTAAATTCTGAACCATCTGCACTAAAACCAAATTCTTGATTATATAAATAATTGTTATCAGTATCGTCTAACTTACCAGCAGCTATAGGATAAGATAATATATATGCAGGATTCCAAGCTGTTCTTGTAAATCCATCGTCTGTTGTGCCTACAGTCCAAGATTGCTCTAAATAATTATAAGAAACATATTTATTTATTTCTTGTGAATCTGCACTAGGATAAAACCAAATAACTTCATTATGTTTTGGAATAGGTGCAGCAAATATTTTAAATGCTTGTTCTAAATTTATATCACTAAATACATAATCTAAAACTGTGCATGGCAATCTCTGTGCTGAACCAGCGTATTGATAAAAAGCACCATTATCCATAAAGAATACAATGTTACCTCCTGTTGCCATAGCATTTGGAGATATTAAAGACATTCCTGTTGCAATTTCATTAAAACTAAACACAAAAGGTGCACCAACAAAACGCATAGATACAATACCTGCATCTGTCCATATTAATATTTCTTGTCTTGTTTGCAGTGCTCCAATAATTGAAGAACCTGTAGATAACTGTACACCACCTGCTGAGTTTGTAGCTGTTGGTGTCCAATCTATTGCACTTTCTGCATCTGAAAATCTTACTAATAATGGGTCTATAGCAGATGATCCTATAGGATTGCATCCAAAAGCAATAACGTGCCTGTCAACATCTGACATCATTATTTGTAAAGCAACAACTGGAGGATTACTTGCACCACCAACACTGCTTGCAATAACTGCTCTTGTAGTTACTCCTGATGATTCATCCCAATAATACAATGCACCACTTCTAGGCAAACACAATCCATCATTACCAAAATTATCTAAAGACCATAATCTTAATTGATTAGTTAAAGATAATGCTGTAGCAGAACCCCATGCTCCTGCACCCCAAGCTCCTACACCATAACCAGATGAAGGAACATAAACATCAAGACCTATATTTAATTGATAAGCTCCTACTGTTGATGACCCACCATTACCTGTATCAGAAGAATTTGCTAGCACTGTGCTACCATCAGTATCTTTTGCTTCAATGGTATAACTATTAGCATCAATAATACTTGCAATTTCATATTCTTGATTTAAAACTGTAGCAGTAATATTTCCACCTAAAGTAACTGCATCAGTATATGTAACAAAATCTCCTAATACTGCACCATGTGCAGTATCTGAAACAGTAAGTGTTGCATCTCCATTTACTGCTGCAAAAGTAATATCTCCTGCTGCTGTAGTTAATCTTATAGGAGTTATATCGTAAAAAGCATTACCTTGTTGCACATATAATTTTTTATGTGTTCCTAGTAAATTGTATTGAATTTGATCAGCATCTTTATAGACATGAATTTTTCTGCAAGTTCCAATAAAAGAATTAGATGAATTTTTTGCCCAACCACCAATTCTTTCAGGTCTACCTTTTCTAAATCTAATTTTATCGGAGTCAAACCATCCGCCTTCATTAGAATAATTTGTTCCTTCTTTATTTATTCCTGGTTTAAAAACAAATTTAGAAAATGGCATTTTATACCTCTATCCATTCTTTATTTTGAAATAAAAGTGATTCAGCTTCTCTTCGTCTTACTAAACCTTCTAATACTTTTCCACCTGCTTTATTCCAACGCTTTATTTGATTAGGTACTTCATCCCAATCTTTTTCATTAATTTTTTTTAACATGGTGCTTTTATTAAGATTGGTTGGACCTAAGTTGTATGTCCAAGCTACTAGTGCATCAAATTGATTTTGTGTGAGATCAACTGTAACAGCATCATTTACATAGCCACCATATTCATTCAACTCCTCTTCAAGCCACTTGTCAGCTTGTTCCTGTGTACAAGTATCGCCTATTGTGACTCCTTTTGTTCTTCCATAAGCAATTGTTGGAACATTAACAGCATCATAGTATGCTTGCAATTTGCAACCTTCAAACTTTTTAATTAGTGATATGCCTTCATTTGATATTTTCATATTAATCCTTTTTGTTTGAATCAGATGCTCCGAAATAAAACGAA